AGTCTTGAGTTTCATCACCATACTTTCTTGCAACTTTACCAAAAAAGTGTTTGTCTTTTCTTTGTAGATAACTAGATTTACTAGCTCTAGTTTTACCACCATACTTTGTAAAGTCGTAGTCTGAGTTGAAATGTGCTTTCAAACCCATATAAATTTTAAATGCATTAAAGGCGTCCATAATATGAATCATACTGGTAGTTTACCCATTTTAGGTAAAAAGTTTAAATCTCTTGCGTTTGCTTCTATTTTATCTTTAAGTGGTTTTTGGATTAGACCAGTTATACTATCTGGTTCTACTTCGTTCTTGGTACAATATTCTAATATTGCATCCATATGTGATATGTTTTTCTCTCTGACTTGAGATTCTATGTATATTGAAAATGTTTTTGGTGTCATAATGTATTCACAATCTAATAAAAATTAATAAAAAAAGGGTGGGTTCAAACCTCAAGGGTATTATACCCCACCCAATTTAGTGAAATTACTTCTCAGCGCAAGCGTATGAATTAATTTCAAGACCTACTGAAATTTCAGTAATAGTTGGTTTTGACCAAGCCATAGTTATTCTCCTAACTAGTATTGGAGTGCTGGTTGCCTTGGGCCGCAGACCACTCATTATTAAATGGTGAGTATTCTGTTACTAGGAACTCACCGAACCCTATCAGATTAAGCAGCTAGTGCGAAATCTTGAGATGCAAAGTTATCGTTTGCGTTTATAGTGTTTGACCTATAAGGAAGTCAACCCATACTCTCCAATAACCCTTTAACATCTGTCTACCCTATTTCACCCCCTCATTAGAGGCTTTTTGGTGGAGGTGGAGGGTACTGCCCCCTCGTCCAGTCTATCTCAAAGTCATCTTCGTCAAGTATCCTTTATATCTATAAATTACATTTCTGTAAGTTATATGAACAAACTGTTAATTTTTCATTTACCAGTCTTTACAGTATTATAATATAGATTTAACTCTTTGTCAAGTAGATGCAAATATTTATGTTTATCTTTTACAAACTCTTGAACTGTACCGTCTTCTGTAACCACTAATATAACTATCTGGTTTATCTCTTGTGATGTTCTTTCTTGATACATCTCTGCATATGCAGAGGCTTGTATATAATAGTTCTCATTCCAATTATCTTCTCGTTCTTTGGTACTTGTTTTGAAATCAATTACAGACAACTCTCCGTTCCACTCTGCAATACAATCAACCCTACCAGCAATCTTATAAAAGTCGTGCCATAATGCTCTTTCTTGACAATGTATCAATCCAATTCTTTTATCTAAATATGGTTTTAGTTGTGAGAACAAACAATAAGATAGAAATCTACCTTTTTTATATTCATTCCAATCTTTGTTCTCATAACCATTGTCTAAATACTTTTCACAATAATGATGTACTTGAGTTCCTCTTGTTGCAGATTTTCTTGAAACATAAGTTGCAACATCTTCACCAACTCTTTTTCTCCACTCAAATAAACCTTCTTTACCTCTGTTTTTTAAAACAGTAGTGATAGATGGATAAAACTTACCCTCTGGTGTTTCGTATAACCTTATGCCATCAGAAGTCTTAGCACTTATGTCTGGTATATCTAAATTATTTTTGTGTTGGAACATTCTTTTTCTTATATTCATCTGGTACTTTTCCATAACCTACAACTCTATCCCATTCTCTTTGAGTATAACCTTCTTTGTCTATCATATATTAAGACCATTTGTGTATACTACTTTACCATTTATTTTACTTGCTGTCAATACCGATTTTCTATTTTTTCCATCTTCATTATAAGATATATGAATCCACCCACTTCTAGGGTCGCCTGGTGTATAGAACTCTAAAATGAGCTGGTCAAAATCTAGATTGTTTTCTATCCACATAGCCACATCTGCATTACTTTCTTTTAAACACTCAAGGTCAACCGCCTGACCTTTACAATGTTGTGATTTAGAAGAACCACCTATCTTTGCATTTAAATCTGGACTTCTATACCCAGATGTAATGAGTGTTATACCAAACTTTTCTCTTATTGGTTGTACAACATTTGCAAATAACTTTTTTGCATTTTGTAAATGTTCTTCACTTAATGAATTATCTATTCCGTGTCGTGTTGCAGTTTGTGATTTAATATATTCTGCAACTGTAAAATTTTCACTTAATTTTTCAGACATATTTTCTCCTTAAAAATTTACCTTGTAACTTACACCTATTGAATTGTATTGACTATCACCTCTTTTAAATTTACTTCCGATACCTATACTATTATTCTTATTAAGTTTATAAGATATTCCTGCCTTATATGTAATGTCTGATTGTTCGTATATAGAATCAAAACTATCTCTGAATCTTACACCACCTTTAATACTCCAGACATCATTTAATTTATATTTTAGACCAGGCTCTATGTGCCAGTATTCGTGACTTTTATCTCTAGTGAACTTATATCCAGCACCACCTCGTATGTACATACTAAGTTTACCATAAACTTTTTTAGAACTTATCAATGCAAATTCTGCTCTCTGGTCATTACTGGTAGAACTATCTTTTACTTTTAATCTTGTTTTTATTTCAGCAGAGAATACATCATTTAGTTTCTTACCAACAGTAAGTCCATACTCTGATGCATTTTTACCACCATTCAATCCATCTTGTAAACCATAACCAAATTTTGCATAATAACCATCTGCACTTACAGTAATAGGTAATGCAACAATACTTGCAATCATCAAATATTTTTTCATTATTGACAACTTCCCTTTGGGTGTTCGCCATTTTCTTCTGGTGATTTTCCGTGTTTTAAATAATAATCTCTAGCCTTACGAATATTCGCACCGTGATGATTTCCCATCTCACACCACTTTTTAATATATTCGTTTTCTGGTTCAAGTCTTAATACTTCTTTCACTAATGTTTCTTGTATTCTCCAATCCCATCTTTGTTTTGTACTTTGCATAATATATTACTCTCCTAGACCAAGTTTTGTTTTTTCTATTAAATAATTACGAACAAAACCAGAACGAACAATATCACCTATTGTAAATTCTACTGTTTCAAATTCTTTCATTTGTTCTAATATTCTCATAAAATCTTGTAGTCCTTCTTTTTCACTCATCTTGGTCAAATCTGATTGAAAGAAATCACCACAAAATATAATTTTACTGTCTTGACCAACTCTTGTAACAATCGTATCTAACTCGTGAAAGTTACAGTTCTGAGATTCGTCAACAATTACGACAGCGTTATCTAATGTTATACCACGAAGATATGAAGTTGTCAAGAAGGTAACACTACCTTGATTTTTTAATCTGTCGTATAACATACTAAATGCATTATCACTTGATTGTTCAAACATAAACTGAACCATATTGTGATATGGTACTTGGTACAATGCAGACTTATCTTCTTCATCACCAGGCAGAAACCCCATATCTCTTGTTGGAACAACTGAACGAATAATGATAACATTTTCGTACTTAGTTTTTGGGTCTAACACTTGCTCTAATGCTAGATACATTGATATAAAAGTTTTTCCAGTACCAGCTGCACCAAACAAAAACAAATTCTTATTGTCTTTTCTCCAGGCATTAAAGACTACCTTTTGATTATCTGTAATTGGTTTCACAGTAACTAAATTATCTAATTTAATGTCTTGTTTTTTACTCATAACTTTCCTCGTAATTATTTCCTAAATTATCAGTATATACTATTTTTTCTATATCTCCACTAAACAAAGTAAAGTAATGATTTTGTGATATACCGATTGTTCCCTCATATGAGAATATACCTTTACTTGTTTTAACAACAACAGAGTCAATATAATCTGCTGGTATTTCTGTTCTAGTTAATTGATCAAATTGTAGTCCAGAATAGTTTGGGTGATTGAATTGAATTCTTTTTTTATCAAAATGTAATTTATCATCAATAATATCTACTCTATCTTTTGGTACACTACTATCAACTAATGGTGTTGCAGAACAACCACCAGCTGCCTTAATATACTTTCTATTATAAAATAAATTACCATCTATATCTTCTGCAACAACAGTTAAGTGTGTGTATGCATTTACTCTTATATTAGTTTCAATATATGGTAATAAACCTACAAACTCAAATGTTGCACAACAAGGTGTTGGATTCTCGTCTATAATTAAAGTAAATTTAATTAAGTCTTTTGACTTTGTTGTGATAACAATAGGAACATTTCCACTATCTATTGCACGATAAGGTGATACAATAATTATGTCATCAGTTCGTTCTAAAAACTGTTCTTTATATAAATTATCTTTCAACCATTCTTTCCAACTATCTGAACAAACAGATATTGGAAATAGTAAAATAATAAGACTAAGGACTACGCTTTTTATGTTTATCATATGCTCTTTTTGCTTTTAATTTCTTAATTGATTTTTTACCATATCTATCTGCGAGTGGGCTAGTAGGGTGTTTTTCTGCAATCTTACTAAACACCTCTCTCATACCAGAATCACCCTTTTCACTTTTAGTAACTCCACTAACTACATTCATATTTAAATAATCAGCAGGTTCAATGTTAGGATTGACTTTTAAATACTCAACTTTCTCTTCGTAAGACATAAATTCGTCAAAATATTTATTTTCTTTTTTATTGTAAAAATCGTATCTAGGCATTTAATCTAACTTCTTATCAATCTCTAATCTCAAGTCAAGAATTCTTTCTTCTATATAATTGATTGCAGTATTTACATAACCCATATCTTCTGGGCCGTGTTCTTCTACAAACTTTTTTGCAATGTGTACTTCATCTTGAAGCATCATAAGTCTATCAAGTTTACTTGTCATAATATTATCTCCTTAGTTTTTTTTTATAATTTTTAATCTCACCTTTAAACTCTTTTAGTATTGTAAACATATCTATTGTTTGCATTACAAACATACCAAAAAAGAAGCCAGTAAAAAATAGTAATAATTCACCCATTTTTTCTCTCCAATTCTTCTATAAGTTCCTTAACTCTAATTTGTAAATCGTGTATTTGTTTTTGCATTTGTGCAATCTCAAACTGATACAATTCATCTTTACCTAACCAGTTTCTCTTTAACTCTTCTCTCTTTTTTTTCACTTCTTCACTCTCTAAATATTCTAAGTCACCTTTTACAATGTGTTCATTAATCATATCCCAATATCCTTTTCTTGAAACCATAATGGTATACTCCTATTCTTCCAAGTCGCAAATCTAGTCTTCTCTTTTATATAGTAGTTCTTATAAGCTGCGATTGGTTGATTAGGAATCTTGCAATAATCTGGCATACATTGGGGCATCTCAGTTAGTCTAGTATCTGGATTAATATTCTTTGGTATAATATTTAAGTATGGTAATCTATTTTCTACTGAGTGTTTCTTACCATATCTAAATGTATATTCTTTTAGTAAATTCATTAGTAAATGTAATAACCAAGAATAATTACCTTTGGTTTCTCTACACCATATTGCAGATGGGTGTTTAGTATGACACGCCAACATTAGGTTTTCTTCCATAAAGTCTGTTGGGTGTTTCCATCTTTTTACATTTCTACCAGTTTTAGATTTACCAGCATATTCTTTTCCGTCTAGTAATCTATGTGCAGTAGATAATAGTTGTGCATACTCTACACACATTTTTACAGCGTGTTTATCACAATGTTCCAAAGATGCAATCTTTGGGTCTTCATTAGTATAAAATATATTCACATTATCTCCTTCTATAAAAAATATGTCTACCAATTTTAACAGTTTTTTCAAAATCTCTTGACCATTTTGGTTTAACATAGTCAGCGTGATAATACAACGCACCGTCTGTAATGTCAAGCAAAGTTTTGAAATTTGATGCAACTAAACCCTCTGCAAGTGTAAACAGTTGATTATATGTGTAGTAATCTTTTATCTCATCTGATTTACCATCACAGTACCAACTAAATTGACACATATTTTTAATGGGTTTCTTTAAACCTTTTTCTTTTAACCACCATTGTGATATTTTAGCATCTTCTATAACACCACAAATTGTGTTTGGATATAATTCACTTTTTACTCTATTTAAAACTACATTGGTTACACCTAGAACTCCAGCTGTTCCCTCATTACGAGCTTCAAAATACATATTTTTTGCAAGACAAGTAATTTCTTGTTCGTCAATATATCTATCATATTGTGCAATTTCCATATATTGCATTTTTGGTGTTCTGTCTGGTCTATTGATACCAGCAATAATAACAACTGTTGATAATATTGATATAAAAACTTTAAAAAACACTCTGTGCCCCTCTGTGTTTTTGAATTGTAGGGAACGGTCTGGTAATCCAACTTGTTCCCTTACAACTCTGGGTTTAGTTCTCTTGGTCATCTTTCTTATTCATAATATAAGTGCCAAGACTCATAAACCCAATCCCAGCGACTGCGAGGATGGAAAGAGTAGTGAGAGAGGCGTCACCATCAACAGCACCAGCCGCAAGAATACTGAATATAAATCCAATCAAAAAATAAAACATAATATACCTATAAATTTAAATGTTAATAATATATGTTATTATAATAACATATTTTAATTAAATGTCAACCCCTATGCAGATTTTTTATAATCTTTGTGTTTAACATTTAAAAAATTGTCATCCCAATCAAATGCCTCTTGTACTACTTGTTTTGATAATCCTTTATATTTTTGATGTAATCTCTTATCCTTTGCAAGTATTAAAACTTCTGCTTCAGCCTCTTGTAATCCTTCTAACATTTGGACAAACATAGTTTCACATTTAACTTGTTTTAATTTATCGTTTCCACCTCTTATAAAGTGAAATAGTTTACTTGCTTCTTGTTCTAACCTTGTATGTTCAGTTCCAGCTGGTGCATCATTTTTAATAAATGGTACATCACCGTCTGGTAATCTCCATACAATCTTAGGGTCAAAGCTAGATTTCAAAATCATTTTCAATCCATCACTTCTGTATTTTCTTAATACTTCTATTTTTTTATCTTTTACTTTTGCATTATTGACCATTGTTAATACTTCGTGTATTAAAGGTCTTACAACATCATATGCCATTAAAAATCTCCTAGTTTTTCAGTTAGTTCTTTTAGTCTATGTTTCATAAAATAAGGTAATATTTTACTCCTATCACTTTGAGTAATTTTATTTACCCACATATTATATATAAGTTCCCCCAACTCATTTGGTATACTATCAAAGTCTATCAATGTTTTGTTTCTTTGATAGTTTCTTTTTATCTCACCCTCTGGAATACCATTCTCTTTCCATTCTGTTAATTTCTTTTTCGTTATAGGTCTTTGTCTTAATTCATCTACAAAGACAGTATCTTGTGATAAAACATTTGGAACACCATCACCTTTATCACCTCTTATAATATGTTCAAACTTATATTGTTCTGGGTTGTCATCAACCACAAATTTTTTCAAAGTCGGTGAATATTGTTTTACATTATTCTTTTCGTGTAATTGTATGAAGTCTTTATCTCCAGATATAATTAATATATCTTCATATAAATTTGGTGTAGAAGAAATCCTATTTGATATTATCGCAATAATATCATCAGCTTCTGCACCTTCAATTTTTAAAACTTTATATGGGAAATTTTCTTCTAACTCATTTTGAATTTTAGTTAGTATATCAAATAGTTCATTCCAATTTAAACTACTTTCACTTCTTGCTTTTTTACGATTTTGTTTGTAATATGGAAAGTAATCTTTTCTCCAACAATGTCTGTCATCATAACAAAGCACCAATTCACCAAAATCTTTACTGAATTTTGTTTTATATGACCTTAAAGAATTTAGTACCATATGCCTTACCAAATCTTCACTCAAAGGTTCATCTTTTATCTGTATCATCAAATTACTAATTGTAACTTGATTCATATCAACTAATATCATTTATTCTTTTTTTTGTCCAAAGCTTTTAAAAACTTAGGTATCAATTCCATTTTAAATATTGTGTTAGTATTACCCTTTTTATCTTTTTCTTGAACCATAAACTTATCAACTAAAGGTTGCATTTCGTGTTTAATATCTAAATCTCTGTAAATAGAGCTCTTGATTGATTCAATAACAAAAGATAAATCTTTTATAAATGTTGGGTTATTAACTTTCAATCCATTATCATCTAAAGCGTGTACTAATTGTACTATCAAGGCTTCAGTAAGTGTATCTGCAAAAGACATATCTTCATTAAGTCTTAACAAATTTTTGTCTGGCTTAACCACTTTTCTTTTACCCTTAAATCTTTTAGGAAATGTAATTATGTTATCGTTTTTCTTTTCCATAATAATATTTATGTCCAAAAGTTCATTAAACCAACAACTGATATAATAAACCCAACAGAGTTTAATAGTATGATAGAACCGTCTTTCCAATAATATCCAACACTAACCCATACAACACTACCAATGGTCATAAAGTATAGGTTTAGTGGATAGATATTAAAAGATGTAAAACATAAGCCTGTCAACAATAGGATAGAACCAAACCATTTTAGACCTCTAACATCTTTTCTTTTTCTATTTTTCTTATACATCTTCTTGTACTCGCAGCCTTCTCTTTTCTTTTTCTTTCACTTCTAGTTTCAAAGAACTCTCTTTTGCGAAGTTCATTGAACATATCTTCTTTTTGTAACTTCTTTTTAAGTTTTCTGATTGCCTTATCAATATTACCGTTTTCTACTGCAACAGCAGTACCAGGCAATCTTTTCTCTGGAAATCTTTTCTTTTTATTAAACTTATGTACTTGTTTGAATTTCATACATATCCTCCATTAATTGATTAGTAACTTCTGCTTCATATTGGTCAATGCCTGTTAAAAAAGCATTGATATCTGTTATTGATAGTTTTGTAATATCCGAAACATCTGCACACTTCATAACATAGTCTACAATGTGATTAGGGATATCTTCGTGTGTATTATAAAAAAAAATCATAATTTAAAATTGTACCTTTCTATCTCACTTTTAATCATTTCAGAATAATGTTTAAGATAACTTACTCCAGAGTCATTAATACCGTGTTTTTCTGTATTATTAACTTTTTCATTCATCATCTTGACAATCTCTGAAAGATTTTCAATAGCGAGTTGTTTATTTGTTTTTATTTCTTTCCATTCCATAATTACATCTTACCATAAAAATTAATATTGTCAACCCTAATTTAAAGTTTCTACTAACTCACCATTTTCTATTTTAACTAATCTAACTAATTGACCAAAGTTTGTTTTGAAAACTTCTACTAAATTATCATAATCTCCAGACATCATTTCTTTGACTATTGTGTCAATCTCATCTTTTGATAAATTTAATTTAACTCCTAAATATTTTGCCTTACTCATCAATGCAAATGCATTTCCGTCTGGGCCGTTTAAATTTACTTCTACTCTATACTGCAATTTTGCCTCCATTGTAATAACATCTTGTTTCTTTATCAGTAGGTTTAACATCTCCTCTGCCATCAGCTTCACACTCTACAATATCGTAATAACCTTTATTTTGACCTTCTATGGCACAAAATGCATTATTTACAGTATCAGTATAAAATGTATCTGGATTTAAATCTATATCAAATAGAGCATTAAATTTAGGGCTCCATTCGTCATACCACCAATTACCACAAGGTGTCATAGTCCGACCTTTTTTATCTAAAACTTTATAACATTTTTCCATTATTTTACCTCTTTCAAATTAAATTTACTTGTAAGAATATCTCTTACTCTTTCTCTGTCAAGACTATCACCATAAAATGGTAAAGAATCATCACTTGAAACATAGTCAATAGTTGCAGTAGTGATATTATCTCTAGTTGCACCCATATCATAGATACCATTTTTACCATAAAAATCATAAACATACTCTACAAATTCATTCATTCGTTTTGCAAATTTTAGACTATTAAATATATCTTTTTTTTCCATATTTTTCTCTCTTTCTTTCTTGATTATATTATTATTATACTTTGTTTTAAGAACAATGTCAAGTCTTTTTTTTAAATTATTTTGTTAATTTTCTTTGTTTTCTTCTTTGTTGTTCGTTCCAAACTTCTTCTTGAACTTGTAAAGAAGGCCACTCGTGGTCATCTTCTATTGTATCATTAACCCACGCTAACAAATCATTTGCTAACTTTTTTGCCTCTGTTTTACTAAGATTAACAACATTCATAGAATTATCAGATTGCATCCAATTAGTCTTTGGATTTCTTACAGTCAATACACTCAATCTTGCACCACCAAAACCAGCATACTGTCTTAAACTTATTGTTTTTTTATTTGAAGATTTAACTCTTTTACCCATTTTTTTGTCCTTTCTTTCTTGACTTTATGTATCTATTGTACCTTGTTTTGAGAACAATGTCAAGTAAAAAAGTTAAAAAAATGAAAAAAAGATATGAATTAAATCAATGACTTACGAAGATATGTTATATTTTCTGTAATCATTGTGGTTTCCATACCAATGAACTTCGGTATGAATCTTGTTTTTATTGGATTTTATAATGTGTTTTTCCCACCAATCTGGTTCTTTTACAGTACAATGTGCATTTTCACCGTTTGGTAGTATTGCTTGTGCAAGTCTAGTGCAAATCGCAAGATATACAAATTTGTTTGCCTTACTGTATATCTCATCAAGTATTTTAGGTACTATCTCTTCTGGTATATGTTCTAAAACATCTGTTGATATAACACCATCAAACTTATCCTCTGGTATGTTTTCGTGTTCTGGAAAGCCTGGGTCGTACATATAGATGTTTTCATCATTTATATGAAATAAGATGTTAAGGTGTGAATCTGTGTATTGACTACCCTTTCCACAAC